TCAGGCGTGGTGGAAACGCAGGGCGGGCAGTTCCAGTGCGGTGAGCATGTGCCCGCCGCCCGCGCCCGTATCGATGCCGATGCGGCCCGGAGCCACCAGGGGGGTGGCAAAGGAACTGTGCCCGAAGACCACGGTGCGCCCACCGATATGGTCGTGCGGTGCCATGTCTCGCCGCACCAGGCGGCGGCTGTCCAGGCGCTGGGTTTCGCTGCGCGGGTCGTCGGCCAGCCCCGGATCGGCATGCACGAAGACGTGGGTGGCTGTTTCGTGCGCAAAGGCCAGCCCGCGCAGGAAGGCCGCGTGCTCCGGCGGCAGGCAGGCCAACCCGGCCAGCCGGTGCGGCGTATCCACACCGTAACTGCGCAGGGTTGCTTCCACCCCCAGAAAGCGCAGCAGCGGCAGCAGGTCCGCATCGCCCGTATCCGCGTAATCCAGCAGGATCTGTTCGTGGTTGCCGCGCAGAAAGACGGCGCCCGGACAGGTGCGCTGCAACCCCAGCAGCAGGTCGATGACACCCCTGCTGTCCGGCCCCCGGTTCACGTAATCGCCCAGAAACACCACTGTGTCCCGCTCGCGGTCCAGCGGCAGGCGGCGCAGCAGCGCCTCCAGCCGGTCACGGTGACCGTGGATGTCGCCTATGGCAAAGGTGCGGGTCTGGGGGTGCATCGGTTCGTGCAACGTTGCAAAATCCTGAGCGTTGGCAGTCGCATGTAGCAATTCAACTTCTATCAGACAACATGCTCCGGGGCTTCCTCGCCCCGATCATGCAGGTTCGGCTTTCGGAGGCTGGCCTCGAACTGGACTTTCTCTCGGCATCCCGTGCCGCCTGATACCGGGAAAAGACATCCCCCAAAAGCACCATCATGCAGCCTTGCCGGGTATCCTTTCAGATTCCCTCATAAAATCAAGACGCCCTGCCTTGTGCCGGGTAATGTTCTGGTTGCCCCCCAGAGAGGAACTCCATGAGCATGGTATCCGATTGATGGTTCGTTTGCACTTCCACCAGAACGCCATTCCCTCCTTCGTTCCAGAAGGCGTCTCAGGTCAAGTCGGGGCAAGCTCGGCGAACGCTCCAAGTACCCAAGTGCCGCTGATGCCTCCTTGCCGTGCGCATTGCACATATCAATGAAAGAGGGCAGGCCTGCCCCCCACGCACCCGCGCGTGGCGACCATGACGCCTGCCACCCGACCTGAGAAACCAGCATTCTCAACTCACGTGACGAAATTTCTCAACTATGGCGACGGCTCACAGCCGCCGTGTCAAAACCGGGGAGGCATTCAGATTGGCACAACGGGGTGAAGCATGCTCGTGTGCCGTTGGCCCTTGAGCCGCAAGGCGTTTGAAGAAAGTTTAGTGCCGAATCTAGCGCGCAGCGTTTTGGGCGCTTTTGGAAGAAACGCGCAGAAGAGTGTGCGCCGATTGGCACGGATCATCACAGGCATGGAAGAAAAACGGGCGGCCCCTTCGGACCGCCCGTTTGTGTTTTGCCTGTGTTCTGCTTTTGCCTTCTAAACAAGGCAAAATGCGATGAAAAATCCTGCGCGATTCTGCCGCGCCTGCGCGGCATTCAGCGTCAGTTCAGTTCGCGCCCAACCCAGACAGCGCGGCCTATGATGCGGATTCCGTTGGACAAGTCGCCGCGCGCGTCCACTTCAATCGGCGGGTAGTCGGGATTGTAGCTGGAAAGGACCAGCTTGCCCGGCTCGGCGTTCACCGACTTGAGATAGACCAGATCTTCCACGCCGACCGCGTACAGCAGGCCAGGGCGCGGGACGCGCTGGCTTTGGTCGATGAGCACCACATCGTTGTGCTTGATGTCCGGCTCCATGCTGTCGCCGGTTACCCGCATCAGGACCATGGAAGACGGCTGCCCCTTGCGCATGAGGAAGTCCGTGCGGAAGGCGTAACGCCGCTCCACGTCTTCTCCCACCTCGAAGCTGCCGGTGCCCGCACTTAACCTCGCCTCCACCATGGGCACCAGCATGATCTGGCAGTCCGTGCATTCTATCACGTGACTCTCGCCGGTGGCTGGCGTGAGCACTGGCGGTGCAAAGGGGGTGCCCGTGTTCAAGCTCTCGGGCCGCTCGGCACTGTGCTTCGGCCCTTCGCCCAGGAGCAGCCAAGCCGGGGCAATCCCAAACCGTTTGGATATATTCTCCAGGAACGTGCTGTCAGGAAGGCGTTCGCCCTTCTCGTAGCGCGCTAAGGTCTGCGCGTGAACGCCAAGCTCGGCGGCAAAGGATTCGCGCGAGACCTTCCCTCGTATCTCTTCGATTCGCCTGCCTATCATACGCAAAACTTCCAGTCCCAAACTTTTGCAAGGCTCGCCTGCGCGGACTTTTGCGCTCGGCTAGCTTTAACCGTTTGGAATGTTTTCCCGAAGCTTCGCAAAGCCCGAACGGGAAAGTTTTGCGCCATTCGGCGTTGACTTTCTATACCGTTTGGATAAAAACAGAGCTGCGGGGCGGTAAAGGTTTCACAGTAGCAAGTTGACCTTATCCGCCCGGCCTGCACGGGTCAACGTCCGGAGCGTTAGAGATTCCGGACGGTAAACCCAGAAACAGACGGACGGTTGCCGGTGACTGCGATCCAGTGCTCGCTTTTCGACGACAAGGCAGCCCGCCTTGCCGGGCTGAATGCCACGCTGAAGGCGTCCATGCAGCGCGCCCTTGCCTCGTGCGGGCTTTCCCGCGCGCAGGTTGTGGACCGCATGAACGCTCTGGCGTCGGAAGCGGGTGTCAGGCTGACCACCGGCAACGCCCGTCAATTGTCCTCTGCCACGCTCGACAAGTGGCTCAATCCCGCTGACCGCGAACACCTTCCTTCCGTGCTGGCCTTGGAGGTCTTCTGCCTTGCCATAGGCAGCGTGCAACCCCTGTCGCAACTGCTGGGGCTGCTCGGCTGCGGCGTCATGACCGCCGAGGACAAGCGCCTGCGCGATTACGGGCACGTGTGCTGGGAAACCAAACGCCGCCGCAAGACGGTACGGCAACTCGAAATGGAGCTTGAGGATGGAATGGCGAATCGGAACCGGTAGGCAGCGTCAGACCTACCGCATTCTCGGATGGCTGCGCAGCAAGCGCATCAGCCAAGTGGCCATCGCGGAAGAACTGGGTGTCCACAACTCGCTGGTGTCCAGCACCATATGGGGCCGGAGGAACAACCGGCGGGTGCTGCGCAAGCTGCTGGACCTCGGCTGCCCTGAACGTTGGTTGAGCCTGCCCCACGATATTGATTCGCGTGCTGCCGCCTAGAGACTGCCATGGCATCCCCGAAAGAAGCATACACGACGCGCGACCTGCTCCCCCTGCTTGGAATTAGTTCCGAGTCCACGGTGATACGGCGCGCAAGCCGCGAAGGCTGGACTTCCCGCCCCCGTAAGGGACGCGGCGGCGGCAACGAGTGGCTGCTTGCCTCCATGCCCAAGTCCACGCGCAAGGCCTTGCTGGACGGGATGCTGCGCACGGCGGCGCAGGAGGCCGAAAAGAACCTGCCCGCGCTGCCGCCGCTCGATGCCGCAGACCCGCGTCGGGCCATCGCCGCCCGCATGTCCCCGCTGAAGCACTGCTCCAACCGCCAGCGTGAAATCGCCATGGCGCGCCTTGCCCTTATCCGCGAGGTGGAACGCCTTGCCGTGCTGACGGGCGTGGACGCGGCCATCATGAAGCTGGTGCAGGACGCTGCCGACGGCACGCTGCCCGCGCACCTGATGCGCACGGTGCGCGACGCCAACGACCGCTTCGGCAGCGGCGACAAGCGCGGTCTTTCGCGGCGCAGGCTGTATGCATGGCGCACCCTGTACATCAAGGGCGGCGAAGACGCCCTGGTGCCCAAGCACAAGGCCAAGGACATGACCGTGCCGGAATGGGCCGAAGCCTTCCTCGCGTTCTTCCGTCTGCCGCAAAAGCCATCCCTGACGCAGGCCCACCGCGACCTGTGCCGCGCCTACGGGGACGGCACGCTGACGGGCACGCCGCCGTCCATCCACGCGGTAAAGCGCTGGGCGGCCAAGGTGGCGCTGCCGGAACTGGAGCGGGGCCGCAGGACGGGCAACGCCCTGCTGAAGCTGCAACCGCACAAGCGCCGCTCCACAAAGGACATGCTGCCCGGCGATTGCTACACGGCAGACGGCACCACCTTCGACGCCGAAATCCGCAACCCGCACAACGGCCAGCCGTTCAAGCCGGAAGTCACCATCGTGCTGGACGTGGCCACCCGGCGCTGCGTGGGCATTTCGCTGAACTACGCGGAAAATGCGCAGGGCGTGCTGGATGCGTTGCGCATGGCCTGCCTGTTCGGCGGCATTCCGGCCATGTTCTACTCGGACAATGGCCCCGGCTACGACAACCTGCTGCTGACCGCCCCCGGCACGGGGATGCTGGCCCGGCTGGGCATCGAACGCGCCGCGTCCATTCCGGGCCGCCCGCAGGGCAAGGGCCTGATGGAGCGCGCCGTGCCCACCTTCTGCGACCCGGTGGCCAAGCGGTTCGCCACCTGCACACACCGTGACATGGACGCGGACGCGGCCAAGAAGGTCTACAAGATCACCCGCGAAGCCCTGAAGCGCGGCGCCCGCACGCCCCTGATGCCCACATGGGACGAATTCAAGACGGCCATGCTGGAGCGCGTGGCCGAATACAACGCCACGCCGCACCGCGCGCTGCCCATGACCACCGACGCCAGCGGCAAGCGCCGCCACATGTCGCCCGACGAGGCGTGGCAGTACTTCCTCTCCACGGGGTGGGAGCCGGTGCGCGTTCCCGCCGACTGCTCCAACGATTTCTTCATGCCCGCAGAGCGCCGCATCGTGCGCAACGGCGAGGTGCGCTTCGGCGGCGGCATCTACTACGCCGACGACCTTGCCCCGCACCACGGCGATGCGGTCATGGTGCGCTACGACGTGTGGGATGCCAGCCGGGTCTACGTCTGGGCCATGGACGGCCACAAGATTTGCGACGCCGTGCTGGACGGCAACAGCATTCCCTACTTCCAGCAGACCCGCATCGAAGCCGCCCGCGCCCAGCGCGAGGCCGCGCAACTCAAGCGGCTGGAGGCCAAGGCCAACCGCATCGCCCCCGGCGCAACCCTTGTGCTGCCCGAAGCCGAGCACCCCCACGTCATCACCCTGGTGGCCGACAGCCTTGCCCCCCGTGAACCGCTGCCCGCTCGGGCAGACGAGTCCGCCGCCCCCAACATCACGCCGGACACCGCGCAGGCCTTCACGCTGGACGTTGCGCCCTTGCGCGCCCCCGCCCCCGAACAACAACCCCGCCCGTGCTTCGCGCATGGGCACGAGCGGTACGAATGGCTGATGCGCCACAAGGACCGCTGGCTGGACAAGGATGAACCGTGGCTGTGCCGGTACGTCGAAACCTTCGAGTACGCCGACAGCCACGACCGCTACGTGCACGAAGGCATCGCGTGGCCGGGCTGGAAGGCCCTCGCCCATACCGAGAACTAGGAGACACCATGCGCAAGCAATTCGTCAGGACGGAGAACTACACCCGGTTCACCGCAGGCATTCAGGCGGTGGAACAGCGCGGCGCGGCGGAAGCCGGGATGATGCTGGTTCACGGCGCGCCGGGCTTCGGCAAGAGCCACATTGTCTACCATTGGGCCATCGAAACCAGCGCCGTCTTCCTGCGGGCCAACGTGGACTGGACCCCGAAGTACTTCCTGACCGAACTGGCCAAGGAACTGCGGGTGGACCCGCGCGGCACGGCGCAGCAGTTGTTCGGGCGCTTGCTGGAACACGTGGTGGAAACGCAGGCCCCGCTGGTCATCGACGAGGCGGAATTCACCCTGCACCACAATGCCGCCGTGCTGGAGAAAATCCGCGACCTGTCCGACCGGGCCGAGGTGACCGTGGTGCTGATCGGCATGGAACGCATCCAGCAGCTCATCGCCCGACACAAGCAGATCAACAGCCGCATCGCGCAGGTGGTGGAATTCCGCCCCGCCTCGCTGGCCGACGTGTCCCACGCCTGCGGGCAGCTTTCGGAAGTGCCACTGACCGAAGAACTGGTGGCCGAGGTGCATCGCTTGTCCGGCGGGCGCATGCGCGAGGTGCTCAATATCGTGGCCACCATCGAACGCATCGCCAAGGTGAACGAACTGGCCACCGTGACCATGGCCGACGTGGCCGGGGTGCCCCTGTCCTACGATTGGCAGTCCCGCACTCCACGCATGGCCAACACCGGAAGGCAGGGCCGCGCCCCCCGCACGGGGGCACAGGCGGCGGAGGGTCGCTAGATGGGCTGGAACGGCTCGACCATTCTGGAGCAGCTGGCCACCGGGCCTAAGCTGTCGCGGCAGCTTTCCGCCTCGCTGGGGCTTAGCGTGGATTCCATTCACAGCACCTGCCGGATTCTGCGCCGAAAGGGCCTGCTTTCGGCATATCAGGGCCTGTTTGAAATAACCGATGCGGGGCGTCAGGCGCTGGCGTCCGGCGTTGAAGTCAAAAGCGGGCCGGGCAAAGGCAGGTCGCCCGCGCGCGGTCGCGGAACCCTGCGCGCCAAGGCATGGCGGGCCATGCGGATGCTGGAGGGGTTCAGCCTCGACGACCTGCTGACCATGCTGTGCGACGGTAGCCAGCCGGGTGCCGCCGCCAATCTGGCCGACTACCTGCGCGCCCTTGATGGCGCGGGGTTCCTGCTGAAGCTGCCGCGCCGTGGCAACGGCACGCATCCGCAACGCTACCGCCTGCGCCGGGACCGCGACACCGGGCCGGAAGCCCCCGCATGGAACAAGCCCGAACGCACCCTGACAGACCCGAACACCGGTGAAGTCTTCCGTGTTCCTCGCCGTAGCGAACTGGCGCAACAGGGGGCCGCTCATGACGCATGACTGGCTGGAACTGCTGCGCCACGCCGCCGCAGACCGCACCAAGGCTGCGGTGGCGCGCGAACTGGGCGTGTCCCGGCCATCGGTCAGCCTGCTGCTGGCCGGGCGCTACCCTGGCCGCACCGACCGCATGGCGCAACGCATCCTCGAAACCTACGGGCGGGTGGCGTGCCCTTTTCTGGGGCGTGAACTGACCGCGCTGGAATGCGCCCGCCACAACGGCCCCATGCCGACATCCAGCCCGGCAGCCCTGCGCCACTGGCGCGCCTGCCAGGCTTGCCCCCACAGACCCCAACCCGACCAACAGAATGGAGGAAACTGACATGGCGACCGCCGCAAAGAAGCTGAAGAAAGTGCAGGAATCCAACGTGTCCCACCTGCCCACGCCGCCCGCGACTACCGTCAGGCTGGGCAAACAGACCTTCGCCGCCCCGGCCTCGCTGGGCGAACTGGTGCTGCACGGCGCGGCCCTGAAGAACGAGATCGACGGGCTGAAGGACAAGTTGGAGGAAGTGAACGCGAAAATCCTTGCCGAGGTGCCGCGCTGGATGGACGGCAACGGCACCCTGCACATCGTCATCGCGGGCGTGGATTGCACCGTGTCCCTGCGGGATTCCGTGGCCATTGCCGACGTGGGCGCCCTGCGCGAACTGCTGGGCGACCGCTTCCCCGACCTCGTGAAGGAAAAGGCCACCTATTCGCCCGAACCCAAGCTGGTCAGCCTTGCCACCGATGGCGACAACCCGATGGCCCGCGACGTGGCGGGCTGCCTGCGGATTCAGGAAGCCAAGGCCACCGTGAGCTACAAGGCCGCGTAACTTTGCGAAACCGCCCCATTGCGAAGGGGCGGTCGCCGGGGCGTGGCGGCCCCGGCCTGACGAGCAGCCAACGAGAAATGCGGAGTCCACATGGCAGAACCGCGCAAGAAAACAGCCCACATTCTGCTCACCCTGCCCGGCAAAACGCCGGTGAGCCTTGAACTGTTCCCGGCGGAACTGTGGCCCGGCCAGCCCGGCGCGGTCGCCGGGGTGTTCCGGGTGCGCCAGGGCGGGCGCTGGGTGCGCGTGGGCGGCGAGAAGTACAGCTTTCTTCCCCCTGCGGCGGTGGGCGAACTGGTGGCCCGGTTGCTGGGGCCGCTGACTGGCGATGCCGCGCCCGCCGAAGAGCCGCGACCGGAATTGCCCGTGGGCACCCCCGTCCGCGTGGCCAACGGTGGCCGCGCCCCGGACGGAACGCTCCTGTATGACTGCACCCGCACCGCGACGCAGCCGCATCAGGGGGCCGATGGACGTTGGTACGTCCACGTCCTGCTGTTCGGGCGCGGGTTGGTTCAGGTGCCCGTATCCGAATGCCGGAGATAGCCGTGCCGCCAACTCAAAGATACCAGCGTTCCCGCACCAACACGGACATGCCGTGCATCCGCGACACCGAGCGCAACCGCATCGTGGCGCTGTTCTTCGTGGACCCCAACGACCCCGACGCCGCCACGGTGAACGCCGCCGCCTGCGTCCATGCCCTGAACACCCGCGCGGAACGGCAACGACCGGGCCAGCGCAGCCTGCTGGAGGTGGCACATGGCGACTTCTGACGCCCGGCCCGAAGGCCGCAATTCGCTGCTGGCCAAGATTCACATCGCCCGGAAGGACTTGGCCCTGGGCGAGGACGTGTACCGCGACATGCTGGAACGGCTGACCGGGCAACGCTCCGCGTCCGGCCTGACGGACAGGCAACTGGTGGCCGTGGTGGCCGAACTGCGGGCCAAGGGCTGGCAGCCCAAGGCAGCACCGCGCAAGGGCCGCAAGCCGCGCGTGAAAGCCGGTGGTTCCGCCCTGCTGGCCAAGATGGAGGCGCTGCTGGCCGACAACGGCAGGCCGTGGAGCTACGCGGAAGCCATCGCCCGGCGCATGTTCGGGGTGGAGAAGCTGGAATGGTGCGACGCGGACCAGCTAAAGGCAGTCATGGTGGCGCTGGTGAAGGATGCGCGCCGCCGGGCGGGCAAGGAGGAAACGGCATGACGCGCGATACCTTGCAGATCATGCAGTACGAGGACAGTATGCCCGCCATGGCCCGCGAGATTGCCGGGCTTATCGGCATGCCCGATACCCTGCGGCTGGTGGAGGCGCTGGGCGGCACGACGTTCCCGGTTCCCAAGCGGGGGAACAAGCTGGGCGAGCTTCGCTTCTGCATGCTGGAGCAGGCCGTGGGCGTTAAGGCAGCGGAGATTCTGTGCCAGCAGTATGGGGGGACGAATCTGTATATTCCGCGATGCGCTGACGTGTTGCGAAAAATACGCAACGCTGAATTGATTGGTTTTTTTGACGCATATGCAGGAGAGGGGAAGTCGGGCAAAAATGTTGTCGCGGAATTGGCATTAAAGTATAAGTTGTCCGACAGAAGGGTTTGGGAAATTTTGAAAACCTCTGGTGCTGAGGCGGCGAGAGGGCGGAAGGTGTGTTCCATTACGCTGTTTGAATTTATATGATGCGCGAGGGAATATGGGGATAACTCGAGAAACCATTCTTCTGTTATTTTTGTTAGTTCCCGGATTTATATCTTCATCGATTTTTAGATGTATTGTTAAGACAGGAAAGCGTGATGCGCTTTCTCATTTATTCGAAGTCTTATCATTTAGCCTTGTAATATATACAATAGTAAGCGCCACGGTTGGGTGGACACCTATTGTGAAAATGAACGGCGCTAACGATGAAGTAAATATGGTTTTTCTTTGTGAGTACGTAACTCTTATTTTGATATGTGTTGTAGTTATTTTCTTGCCTCTTCTTCTCGCCGCAATAATCGAAAATGATCTACATATGAAAACTTTTAGATGGTTAAAGATAACAACCCAAACATCACGATCAAGTACTTGGCATGACGCTTTTGCAAGTGGAAATAGGTTTGTCAGTGTTATGCTTAAAGATGGAAGGACTGTTGTTGGTAGCGTTATGTATTATACTGGAAGCTCAAGTCAGAAGAAATATATTTATATATACAAACACGCTTGGGTTGATGATAATGGTGAATATATTGAAAGCAACGCGCATGGAATGCTTATAAAGGAAGAGAGTATAGAGATATTGCAGTTTTTGCTTGAAAAAAATGAACAGAAGGAGTGCAAATGACTACGGACAGAGATGAATCAAGGCGAGATATTAAAAAATCCCCCAACGATGAGGACATAGCAAAAAGAGATATATCCCGGCGTATCCGGGATAACGAGCGCGAAAGCAACTACAATCCCCCAAGAGAACCTTCAGAGCGACCCAATCCCCCCGCGAACCCACCGAGTAAAAAGTCTTAGCACTGAACCCCTTCCCCCTGTCTCCGCCCCCGGTTGCTGCCAATATGGCAGCGACCGGGGGCGGCTGCATTGTGGCAGTCGCCCTGACGAAACGTGTTGCACCTGTTTCGCAAGGGAGGCGTCGTGTCCATCCTGTCCCGTCTGCGCGGCATCCGGCACGCGCGCATGCTGCTGTGCAGCCTGATTGCCGTCGCGCTGTGGTTGTTCCTTTGGCACGCCTCGCCCAGAGAGGCGCTTATCGTCACCTACAAGGTCACGCTGGTCATGCTGGCCGCCGTGGCCGCCTACTGGATCGACCGCTGGCTGTTCCCCTACGCCCGGCCCGAAGGCTACCTGTGCGAGGAATGGCGCGACCGCATCGGCTCCGGCGATTGGCCCGACGGCGTCGATGACTTCCCTGTGGTGACGGAATCCAAGACCCTGTTCATGGTCGCCTGCCTGCGTCGCGTGGTGCTCATGGGCGCGGCCATGCTGGCCGTGGGGCTGGGACTTTAGCCATGGGCTTCCACAAGGGCTACCGGGCAATCCGGCTTCCTTTCGGATGGGAGGTGTGGGTTTGGCCCCCTGCGCCTGCCACTCCGTTCGGCAGGCGGCTTGCCACGCTGTTTGTTTCCGCCGCGTTATCCTTCCTCGGATGGTGTCTTGAGGCGCTGCGCGTCCTTGGCATAGCCCTGCTTGCCGCCATTCTCCTGCACCTGTGGTTCGGCTATTCCGCCCACGCGGCCACCATCCCGCGCGAGGCGCAGGCGCACCGCTCCGTGCTGGTGCGCGCGGCCCGGCTGGAATGGGGCCTTGGCGCGCCGGTGGCCACCTTTGCGGCGCAGGTGCATCAGGAAAGCGAGTGGCGGCCCGACGCCGTGTCGCCCGTGGGCGCGCAGGGGCTGGCGCAGTTCATGCCGTCCACGGCCCGCTGGCTGCCGTCCGTCGCTCCCCAGACCGGCCAGCCCGCCCCCTTCAATCCCGCGTGGGCGTTGCGCGCCGTGGTCGCCTACGACCTGTGGCTGCACCAGCGGGTGCGCGCCGCCACCCCCTGCGACCGTATGGCCATGGCCCTTGCCGCCTACAACGGCGGGCTGGGCTGGGTGCAGCGCGATGTCAGGCTGGCCGCCACGCGCGGGCGCAACCCCGCCGCGTGGTGGGGCAACGTGGAGGCCGTCAACGCCGGGCGTTCCGCCAACGCCTTCCGCGAGAACCGCGGTTACCCCCGGCGCATCCTGTTGACGCTGGAACCGGTCTACGAGGCGGCGGCCTGGGGCGGGGGAAGCTGCGATGGGGGGCGTTCCTGATGCTGGAAACCATCGCCGGATTCCTGTCCCCAAAGCCGCGCCTGCTGGCGCTAGCCGCTGGGGCCGCCGTGCTCGCTGTGCTGCTGGCCGTGGCCGGGGTGCGTTGCGTCCTGCTGTCGGCCAGCCTCAAGGCCGAACAGGCCGCCCATGCCGCCACGGCGGAACGTGGCCTGCGGGCGCTGGCCGAACTGCGGGCCGAGCACGCGGACGAAAACACCGTCCGCGCCCTGGCCGTGGCCGATGCGGAGCGTACCGCCCGGCGCAAGCTGGAGGAGGAAACCGCCCGCGCCAACACCCTTGCGACGGAACTGATGCAGACGCGCACGCGCCTTGCCGATGCCCGCCGCGAACTCTCCCGGAGGATTGCCACCCATGCCGCGCAAGACATTGCTGTTGCTGGCCCTGTGTTCGGCCCTGATTTCGTGCGCCTGTACAACGAGGCAATCAGCCTCGCCCCTGCCACCGGTGCCGGTGGTGGCCCCTTGCCCGAAGACGCCGCTGCCGCCGGAACTGGCGCAACGGCCCACGCCGCCCCCGGCGCTGACGCCGGGCTACTTCGCGCAGCACCCGGAATAGCGGGCGCAGCCACCGTCAGCGGGGCGGACATCCTTGCCCACATCCGCGACTACGGCGGGCGCTGTCAGGCGCTGGAAGCGCAGGTCAACGCCCTGATCAACTTCGCGGAGGCCCCATGAGCATGGAATGGGTGCTGCTGCTGGTCACCACGCTGCTGGGGGTGGTGGGCAGCCTTGGCGGCGTGGTGCTGTACGGGCTGAAGCAGCAGAACGAGGCCCTGAAGGCGGAACTGGCGGAACTGCGCCAGCGCGTCACCGACCAGTGCGTGCGCCGCGACGACTACGTGCTGATGCGCACCGAAATGCTGGACCGCCTGAAGGACATCGACGCCAAGCTGGACAAACTCTCGGACCGCCTCGGCTCCCTGCCCGGCGGCGCATGATGCGGAGACACGCATGACCAAGGATGACTGCGCCGGTGAAGCCGGGCGCGAACTGCAACTGCTGCAAAGCATCGCGGAAAAGGTGGACCGGGTGGACCGGCGCACCGCCCGCATGGAGCGCCGGGCCATCACCGCCGGGGCGGTGGCCGGGGGCATTTCCGGCGGGCTGACCGGCGGCCTTGTGGCCGTGGGCATCACCTACATCAAAGCCAAGCTGCTGGGGGGCTGACGTGGCCCACGCCGAGGAAACCCGGCGGCAACTGCGCGCCGCCTTCATCTACGACCAGTTGCCGCTGGAAATGGCCGCAGCCAGGGCGGGCGTGCCCACGTCCACGGCGGCCCGCTGGAAGCGGCAGGCCAAGGCCGATGGCGACGATTGGGACAAGGCGCGCACCGCCAGCATGCTGGCCATGGGCGGCACCGACGACGTGGCCCGACAGGTGCTGACCGACTACATGGTGCAGCACAAAACCCTGCTGGACGAACTGCGCGAAGGCACGCTGAAGCCCAAAGAACGCGCGGACATCCTTGCCAGCCTTGCCGACAGCTTCAACAAGACGGTGGCCGCCTGCCGCCGCGTCATGCCGGAAACCAACGAGCTGGCCCTTGCGCTGGAGGTGCTGGGCCTGCTGGGCGAATTCGTGCGCGAGCACTTTCCCGGCCACGCGCAGGCCCTGCTGGAAGTGCTGGAACCGTTCGGCTTCGAGCTGTCCCGGCACTACGGGGGCAAGGCATGAGCAAGCGCCCGATACGCATGACGCCCAAGCTGTCCCGCAAGGAATTCCTGCTGGCCCTTGGCGACCTTGCCGCCACCCTGCGCCAGCAGGTGGAGGCGGAATGCTCCGGCTTTGCCGCCGATCCGCAAGCCAGTGCCAAACGTCACGCGCAAGCACAGGACGACTTCGTCTTCTTCCGGCGCACCTACTTTCCGCACTACGCCAAAAGCGGCGGCGATTCCGTGCTGCACCGCTGGCTGGACGAGGAACTGCCCCGCATCGTGGCCGCGCCGGAAGGCGTGAAGCTGGCCGTGGCCGCCCCGCGCGGCGAGGCCAAGTCCACCTATGTGGCGCTGTTCTTCGTGCTGTGGTGCGTGCTGACCAACCGCAAGAAGTACCTGCTGCTGATAGCCGACGCGCTGGAGCAGGCCGCCGCCCTGCTGGAAGCGGTGAAGGTGGAACTGGAAGCCAACCCGCGCATCGGCATGGACTTTCCCGATGCCGCCGGACAGGGCCGGGTGTGGAACGTGGGCACCATCGTCACCCGCAGCAACGTCAAGTTGCAGGCGCTGGGCGCGGGCAAGCGCATGCGCGGCCTGCGCCATGGCCCGCACCGCCCCGACCTTGCCGTGCTGGACGACCTGGAGAACGACGAGAACGTCCTGAAGCCGGAACAGCGCGACAAGCTGCAAGGCTGGCTGCAACGCACGGTGCTGTCCCTTGGCCCGGCGGACGACTCCATGGACGTGATCTACGTGGGCACCATCCTGCACTACGATTCGGTGCTGGCCCGCACGCTGCAAAAGCCCCTGTGGCGGGGCAAGCGGTTCCGGGCCGTCATCCGCTGGCCCGACCGCATGGACCTGTGGGACCGCTGGGAAGGCATCCTGCGCGCCGAAGGGGCAGACGCCGCCCGCGCCTTCCACGCCGCCAACGCGGCGGACATGGAGCGCAACGCCGAGGTGTCGTGGCCGTCCATGCGCCCGCTGTACAAGCTGATGCTGAAGCGAGCCGAAGACCACGCCGCCTTCGACGCGGAACAGCAGAACGACCCGCTTTCCGGCGACGACGCCCCCTTTGCCGCCTGCATCACCTTCTGGGTGGACCGCCGGGCGGACTGGCTGTTTTTCGGCGCGGTGGACCCGTCGCTGGGCAAGCACGGGGCGGGGCGCGACCCTTCGGCCATCCTCGTGGGCGGCTTCCACCGGCCCACCATGACGCTGGACGTGGTGGAAGCCCTGATCCGCAAGCGCCACCCAGACCGCATCATAGAGGACGTGATTGCCGCGCACCTTGAATACCGCTGCCTGCTGTGGGGCGTGGAGGCCGTGCAGTTCCAGGAGTTCTTCGCCCACGTGCTGGCGCAGCGGGCCGTGGCGCGCGGCATCGCCATTCCCGTGCAGCCGGTGGTCAACAGCACGGACAAGCACCTGCGCATAGAAACCCTGCAACCCTACATGGTGCAGGGGCGCATCCGCCTGCACCCCTCGCAGCAGACGCTGACAGACCAGTTGCGCCACTTCCCAAAGGCCGACCACGACGACGGCCCGGACGCGCTGGAAATGCTGTGGCGCATGGCCAGCGGGGGCTTTGTCAGCCTGCGCGACGCCTTCACGGCGGCCCCGCGCCGCAGCCCCTTCCACGATATGGACACCGACGGAGATGACCATGGGCTTCATGGATCGTTTGTCTAGCGCCGCGCGCGCCTTTACCCGCACCTTCCTGCCTTCGGGCGGCCTGCAAACCCGCGACGGCGCCACGCCAGATGCTCCGTTGGACGCAGCGCTGGAAGGCCGCTCCAGCGCCGCGCCCCTGCTGTATTGGGAACGCTGGGCCAACCTTACCCACGGCCTCACGCCCGCCCGGCTGAAGAACATCCTGCAATCCGCAGACGATGGCGACATCCTGCAACAGCACGTCCTGTTCGCGGACATGGAAGACCGCTGCGAACACCTTGCGGCGGAACTGGCCAAGCGCAAGCGGGCGCTGCTGACGCTGGATTGGGAAATCCTGCCGGGGCGCGCAGGGGATGCGGCGGCGCGCCGCGTGGCCGACGCCGTGCGCGAACAGTTCGACGCGCTGGCCAACGTGGACGACTTGTTTCTGGACATGGCCGACGGCGTGGGCCACGGCTTTGCCGCGCTGGAAATCGAATGGGGGCGAGAGGGCAAGCTGCACCTGCCGCAGGCGTTCCACTTCCGCCCGCAGACGTGGTTCCAGACCCCGCCGCACGACCGCAATGCCCTGCGCCTGCGCGACGGCACGGCACAAGGCGCGGAACTGGAAACGCTGGGCTGGGTACTGCACACCCACCGGTCCCGCTCCGGCTGGCTGGCCCGCGCCGGGCTGTTCCGCGTGCTGGCGTGGAGCTACCTTATCCGGTCCTACGCGCTGGCCTCCAACGCCGCCTATGTAGAGGTGCACGGCATGCCCTTTCGCCTGGGCAAGTACCCGGCGGCCAGCACGGAAGAAGACAAGGCGGCCCTGCTGCGGGCGTTGCAGGCCCTTGGCCGCGACGCGGCAGGCATCATCCCGCAGGGCATGGAGATCATCTTCCAGACGCCGCCCAACTCCACCCACGACCACTTCGGCGTGCTGGTGGACCGCTGCGAACGCGGCATGTCCAAGGCCATTCTGGGCGGCACCCTGACCAGCCAGGCCGACGGCAAAAGCAGCACCAACGCGCTGGGCGCGGTACACAACGAGATTCGCCACGACCTGCTGACCTCGGACGCGCTGCAAATCGCGGGCACGCTGACCCGGCAGGTGCTGGCTCCGCTGGCCGTGCTGAATGCGGGCGTGGCCGACGCCCGGCTGCTGCCGTGGTTCCGGTTCGACACCCGGCAGGCGGCGGACATCGCCACCTACGCCGACGCGCTGCCCAAGCTGTCCGGGGTGATGCGCATTCCCGCCGCGTGGGCGCATGAAAAGCTGAAGATTCCCCTGCCGCAGGGCGACGAGGAAGTGCTGGGCACCCGCGCCCCCGGTGATGAAGGTGCGGACGATGGCGATGCGGAAGGCCGGGCCGCCGCCGTGGCGCTGGCCGATGCGCACGGGGACGCGGAGGGTGACGGCGGCGCGCCGTACCCGGACCAGCAGGCGCTGGACGCCGCAGAGATTCCCGACGGGGCCATGCTGGCCGCCATGGAGGAACTGCTGGAGCCGCTGATGGAGGAACTGCGCGACGGCGCGGAACCGGCGGACCTGCTGGCGCGATTGGGGGAACTGTACCCTGAAATGGAGACCCGCGCTTTGGAGGAACTCCTAGCGCGGGCCATCTTTGTCAGCGAGGTGTGGGGGCGTGTTACGATGTCAAATCAAAAATAACGTGCCCTTGGCCCGCACTCGCAATCCTCGCTAAGGTGTCAGGCAAAAGCGTATTAACGTTTTTGATTGTCAGGGTTCCTCCTCCATTTTTGACCGCGGCGGCAATTCTAACCAGCGTGTCAGGAAGCATACCTTGGGCGCTCAGGATGAGGCCTCCCCCAGCACTGGCAACGCGTATAATCGTGTCAGGTAGCAACATCACAAAACCTCTGTCGTAGTAAGGGTTAACTGACAACGAGGTAGATAGTGTACAACCATGGATAGTCAAGGCGTTATGCAAGAGATTTCCCTCTCCTACGCCATGGGCCTGCCGCCCAAGGACGCCATCGCCTACTTCACGGCCAAGGGCTACGCCGTCACCTTCGACTGGAAGGAACTGTGGCAGCAGGCCCACGCGCAGGCGTTCACCGTGGCCGGGGTGGCCCGGCTGGACGTGTTGCAGGACATCCGCGACGGGCTGACCACCGCCCTGCGGGACGGCAAGACCGAACGCTGGTTCCGCGAAACGCTGGAGCCGGTGCTGCGCAAAAAAGGCTGGTGGGGCAAGCGCACGGATACGGCGGCAGACGGCACCACGCGCACCGTGCGCATGGGCAGCCCGGCCCGGCTGCGGCTGATCTACCGCCAGAACATGCAGTTCGCCTACATGGCCGGGCGCTACAAGCAGGCGCTGGAAAACGCCGATGCCCGGCCATACTGGCAGTATCTGTCCGTGGTGGATTTCCTCACGCGCCCCACGCACAAGGTGTTGCACGGGCGCGTGTTCCGCTACGATGATCCGTTCTGGTCCACCCATTACCCGCCCAACGGCTGGGGCTGCCGCTGCCGCAAGCGGGCGCTGTCCGCAAGCAGGCTGAAGGCGGAGGGGCTGACGGTGGAGCGTGGCGCGGGCCGCATGGTCACGCAGGAGCGCGAACTGGTGGACCGCCGCACCGGAGAGGTCACCCGGCGCACCGTGACCGGCTACAAGGTGCCGCAAGCCGATGAAATAGCCTGGACGGACCCTGGCTTTTCCTACAACCCCGGCGCTGCCGGGCTGGCCAACATGCTGGACGAGGCGGCGCGCAAGCTGCGCACGGCAGACCCGGCACTGGCCGCAGCCGCCGTGCGCCACCTGACAAAAGGCGAGGCGTTCGCCGCGTGGGCCGCCGCGCCGCAGGGGCACTTTCCCGTGGCCGTGCTGGCGGCGGACGACGCCGCGCGCATTGGCGGCACCAGCGCCCTTGCCCGGCTGTCGCCGGAAACCTGGGCCAAGCAGCGGCGGCACCACCCGGAACTGACGCTGGCCGACTACGCCCGCGTGCAGGACGTGGTGGAACAGGGAGAGGTGGTGCAGGACGGCGCGTTGCGGCTGGTCTACGTGCTGGACGAGCCGGGCGGCTACGTCAGCGTGGTCAAGGCCACCCGCAAGGGCGACGAACTGTATCTGGTCAGCTTCTGGCGCTTGAGCCGCGACAACGCCCAGCGGGCGCGCATCGTGGGCCAGTTGCGCAAGACGGAAAAGAAACAGCCCGGCGCGGACCATTAGGTCGCACCGGGCGAATACAAGGGGCGGTGGGGCCTGCCACCCGCAAAAGCGGAAACCCCACAAGGCGCTCCGGGCCATGGCCCGTGCTACGGCAGGCAGAATATCACCGTGTCGCGCCCGTCTTGTACCAAGGAGACTAGCCATGATCGAAATAGAGGTCAACTTCGACGGCCTGGAGCACGGGCTTACCCGCCTTGCGGAATTGGGCCGGGACATGACGCCCGTCACCCGGCAACTGGCGGGCGTGCTGGCCGACGCGCCGGAGCGGGCTTTTGCCAGGCAGCGCGACCCGGTCACCGGCAACGCATGGCACCCGCTGTCGCCGGTCACCATAGGCCGACGCGCCAAGACCGGGCACGATGGCCCCATCCTTCAGGTGCGCGGCCAGCTTGCGGGCAGCCTGCACGCGGACTACGGCCCGGACCATGCCACCGTGGGCACCAACGTGCCCTATGCCCCCACCCACCAGTTTGGCACGCAGAAAGGCGCGTTCGGCACCACCAGGCGGGGCGGCCCCATCCCGTGGGGCGACATCCCGGCCCGGCGGTTTCTGGGCGTGGGACCGGAGGACGAGGAGGAGATTCGGGGGATTTTGGGGGAAGCGGCGAGAAGGGCGTTAGAATAATTTTCTCCCCAAAAATGTCCTGTGATATAGGAGGCAAGATTGCATAAAAACTAACGGCGCGCTAACGCTTTGTTTGGGCTATCAAAAAGCCCGACGGGAAAACAGTGCGCCATTCTTGGGGGCGTCAGGGGAGCCGTGACAATGTCAGGTGTCGTAACTACTATTGATAATCAGGCCATTCCTTCATTCACTCACGATGGGTGTCTTCCCCCGTTCGTGGGTACGCCCACAGGTCTAGCCGGGCGGGCTCCATATATTGTCTCCATGCGTGATTTGGTCTCGGATTTGAATTTTTCCGCGCGTAGGCTTGAAATACTGACAGGCTTCTCTGCACTTAGACGCAAGCTCTTTCTTGCTGGGGCCATTCGCGGCTTTCAATGGATTGATGGGAGTTTTACTACAGAAAAAGAAGAACCTGGAGATATTGATCTTGTTACGTTTTATTCTGTGTATGAAAACGATCAATCTGTATTTATTTCTAATCTTGCCGGGCGTGGCGTTGATATCTTAGACAAAGCAAGTGTTAAGGGAATGTTTCATTGCGATTCATACTATGTATATATGAATGACGATCCTGAGCGGATCATAAGTTGGACAGCATATTGGCTCGGCGTTTTTTGTCATGATCGCGAGAAGAAATGGAAAGGCATACTTCAGATCCCTCTCATTCAAAGCGCGAGACAAGCACGGTTGGAATATGAGCTTATTTGCCGGGCTGGAGAAGGATTATGAATATCGTGCTTAAACAAGAAGCTCTCCGCGCTGAGATTGCTGCGACAAAAGCCCAGCTTCAGCAGGTCTCTGATGGAGATATTCTTGGGCGTATTGGGATGGAGCAACGCCTTGAAGAATTGCAGAGCGAATTGAATGAGATTGAAAACATTCATCAAACAATAGCAGAGTCTGTTATTTATTTCGGTGGAGCCCCTGTTCAGGGGAGTAGTGGCATAAGTGCTATGTTTGCGGCAGAGGCGCTGCGAAAATATCAAGATTTAGTAACTGTTGTATTAGCCTCTGATAGATGTGGCGATTCTCTATCTGAATCTGGTCCTCTGCCATGTCGAAATGAATCAACCCTACATATCACCGGAACACCGCGTGGGTCATTCGGGTTCTGTTTGCAAGAAATTGTCAGCCAGAGACCCCTTACAGATTCTGCACCGGAGTCAGCAGTTGAAAGGGCTAACCAGTTAATATCTGCTGCAAAAATTGAAGACGCGGACGTTTTGGAGGAGAGCATATCCAAAGAGCATTCGCGAGTGCTAACAGTGCTTTCTGATTTTTTTAGGACACTTAAAAACTATGGCGCAACAGCCAGAATCCTCTCTAGAGATACAGATGTTGTATTAAATAAAAACTTGGTTGATATTGCAGTTATGAATACAGATATAATAAAAATGGAGAGCAAGCCTGTTATTGTTAATGGGATATTTCAGGGCGCAACAATAGTTTCAAGAAATTTTGACTTTATTGCTGATTCTGGTGTTGTTATCGAAGGGAAAATTTCAAAGGAAATTGCAGATGAGCTTATTCATATTATGGATGTCGAATACACAGGAAAGCGCTGTACAATTAATACTGTGCGTACAGAAACAACAAAGCAGGGAAGTAAGCGCCCAAAACACAGATGGCTCTTGACGGATATTAAGCCGCTTGATTAGCCTTCCACTGAACCCCTTCCCCCTGTCTTGCACCACATGCCCCCGTATACCGGGGGCATGTCGCATTTAAAGCCCCCGCGTTCCACAACGCACCCCACCGCAGTCCTTACCGTGCCCCTTTCCGTGGGCGACGGCCCTTCCGACCTTCCCGACGGGCTGAACGTCCAGCTTCTGCCGGACGGCAGCTTTGCCGCGCGCGATGGTCGCCCCGCCTCCATGACCAAGGGCGCACTGGCCGCGTGGTGCCTTGATGCCGACATTGCCGCCCCTGTGGTGGCCGATGCGCAGGCCCGCGAAACCCCGCTGGTCATCGACTACGAGCACCAGACCCTGAACGCCAGACAGAACGGCAAGCCCGCCCCGGCTGCCGGGTGGATTGATGCCGTCACCTACCTGCCGGGCCGTGGCCTGTTCGCCGCCGTTACCTGGACCGAGCGTGCCCGCGCTTACATCGAAGCGGGTGAGTACCGCTTCATCTCCCCCGTCTTTTCCTTCGACGCCGCAACCGGCGCGGTGCTGCGCATCATCAGCGCCGCGCTTACCAACACCCCGGCCCTTGACGGCATGTCCGTCGTGGCAGCCGTGGAAGACCTCGCAACACAGGAGACCGCAATGGATGAACTTCTGGAGCGCCTGCGCTGGATGCTGAACCTGCCCGTCACGGCCACGGCGCAGGACATCATGGCGCAGTTGGACAAGCTGAAGGCCATGCTGGGCGGTGAAGGCGAAGCCGCCGCTACCGACGGGGCCGCCCCCGCCAGTCAGCCCGCCCCCGTGGACCTGCTGGCCCTGCTCACCGAACAGCGCGCGCAGATCGCCGCGCTGTCGTCGGCCACCCCGGACCCGGCCCGCTTCGTGCCCATGGAGGCGCTGACCGCCTTGCAGCAGTCCGCAGCCACCTTGCAGGCCCGCGTGGCCGAACTGGAAACCGGGCAGACCGTGGCCGCCATGTCGGTGGAAATCGACGCGGCGCTGGCCGATGGCCGCCTGAACAAGGCCGTGGAGCCGTGGGCGCGCGAACTGGCCAAGACCGACCCCGACGCCCTGCGCAACTACCTTTCCGTGGCCGTGCCGGTGGCCGCCCTGACCGCCATGCAGACCACCCGCGTTGCCCCCCAGCCCGTGCCGGGCACGGCGGCCCTTACCGACGAAGACACCTACACCATGAACCAGTTGGGGCTGACTCCCGAAGAGTTCCGCGCCAGCAAGGAGGGCAAGTAATCCATGGCCGTCATCACCAGCGCGCTGCTTAACAGCCTGCGCACCGGCTTTTCCGCCGCCTTCCAGCGCGGCAAGACCAAGGCCGCGCCCATGTGGGACAAGGTGGCCACGCTCATTCCCAGCACCGCCGCGCAGAACACCTACGGCTGGCTGGGCCAGTTCCCCAAGCTGCGCGAATGGGTGGGCGACCGCGTGTTCAAGGACATGAAGGAACACGGCTACGCCATCTCCAACAAGCTGTACGAAGGCACCGTGGGCGTTTCGCGCACGTCCGTGGAAGACGACGCCCTGGGCATCTACACGCCCCTGTTCGAGGAAATGGGCTACGGCGCGGCCACCCACCCCGACGAACTGGTCTGGCCCCTGCTGGCCAACGGGCACGCCCGCACCTGCTTCGACGGCCAGAACTTCTTCGACACCGACCACCCCGTCTACCCCAACGTGGACGGCACCGGCGAGGCCGTGCTGGTCAGCAACAACCTTGTGCCCGGCGCCAACCCTGGCGCGGCGTGGTTCCTGCTCGATGTCAGCCGCCCGCTGAAGCCGCTGATCTTTCAGGAGCGCACCAAGCCCGAACTGCAAATGATCTCCAACCCCGACAATGACCACGTGTTCATGAAGGACGAGATTCCCTACGGCGTGCGCTACCGCTGCAACGCGGGCTACGGCTTCTGGCAGATGGCCGTGCGCAGCCAGCATCCGCTGACCGCCGACAACTTCGAGGCGGCGCTGGTGGTCCTGCAAACCATGAAGGCAGACGGTGGCCGCCCGCTGGGCCTTGGCAGCGGCGGCAAGGCGTCCACCCTGCTGGTGGTGCCGCCCACCCTGAACGGCGCGGCCCGTGGTGTTGTGGGCGTGTCCGAACTGCCCGGCGGCGGCACCAACAAGTGGTTCGACGCGGCCACCGTGGTGCCCGTGGCGTGGCTGGGCTAGGGGGGCGCGCCATGCGGTACGCCGTGACAACCCGAAAGAACGTGGAATGCCGCTACCGGGCCGGGCTGCGCTTCAGCCCGGAGCGGGCGGTGGTGGACGCCGACGAACTGGGGCCTGCCCGCATGTCGGCCATCCTTGCCGACCCGGTGCTGCTGGCCGTGCCGCTGGGCACGCCGGTGGATGCCGGGGAAACGGAAGCCGGAGCGGTGGCCGATGCGGCCCCGTCTGGTCAGGACGAGAGCAGCACGGGCGATGCCCCCGCTGCGCAGCATACGGAAGACCCGCAGCCTGCGCCCGAAGCGGCCCCGGCTCTGGCCCCCGCTTCGGCGGAAGTCGCTGCCGAAGCCCCTGCCGAAGTCCCGGCCACGCCCGCCAGCAAGGCCAGCGACAAGCCCAACGCCAAGCAGAACAGCAAGGCGGGCAGGTAGATGGCTTACGCGACCCCCGACGATCTGGTCGCGGCCTTCGGGCTGGACGAGGTGATAGCCGTCACCGACCGCGAGAACACCGGGCAGGTGGACGCCACCGTCGCGCTGGAGGCCCTGAACCGGGCCTCCAGCGAGGCGGACAGCTACCTTGCCGCGCGCTACCCGCTGCCCCTGGCAGAGGTGCCCCCGGCCCTGCTGACCGCCGTGTGCGACATGGCCCGCTACCGGCTTACCGGGGGCATGGCCACGGAAACGGACACCATCGTCGAACGCTACCGGGCCGCCGTAAGCTGGCTGCGCGACGTGGCGGCGGGCCGGGCCGTACTGCCCGGCGCGGCGGCCCCGGCCCCCGGCAGCGGGGTGGTTATCCATGCCGGGCGGCGCGACTGGCTGCCCGCGCCCGAAGGGGACGACGCATGATCGCCGTCATAGAGGACGCCATCATCCGACGCCTTGGCGAGGCCGGGCTGCCGTACCTGCGCACCGTGGCCACCTACGGCGGCGAACTGGACGGGGATACCCGGCAGGTTGTCCGGGCCTTTCCCGCCGTGTGGGTGGCCTTCAAGGGCGAGGGAGACCCCGCGCCCGTGGGCACCAGCCGCACCGTCTGGCACGTGCCCGCCACGTGGGTGGTGCTGGTGGCGGCCCGCAACCTGCGCAACGAGGCGGCCACCCGCAAGGGCGACGCCGTGCAGGTGGGCACCTACCAGATGCTGGAAGACGTGCGCGCCCTGCTGATGTGCCAGGATTTCACAGAACAGGGGGCGGCCCAGGGGCTGGAAATGGACCCGCTGCGGCCCGGTCGCACCCGCAGCCTGTACAACGGCAGGCTGCAAGACCAGGGCGTCAGCGTTTACGCGCAGGAATGGCACACCCGCTACCCCCTGCGCCTGCCCGCGCCGCCGCTGAACCCGGCCACGCCCCCCGGCGCGCCCCTGCCGGAACTGGCAGCCGTGGGCCTGCGCTACCACCTGCAACCCGACGACGGCGAGGCCGACGCCGTGGACCTGCTGACCCTGCAACAGGGGAGGAACTGACATGCTCGTGAAAGCCGCCCCCGGCGTGAAGGTGCCCATGGAAGGCATGCCCCGCCGGTACATCGAACAGACCCCGGCGGAAGTGCCGGATACCCCGTACTACCGCCGCCGCATCACCGATGGCGATTTGGTGGTGGTCCCGGCCCCTCGCGCCGCAGCCAAGGCCACCGCCGTCAGAAAGGAGGCCAGCAATGACCAGCCCTAACGTCAGCTTCGACACGCTGCCGTCGTCCATCCGCAAGCCGGGCAAGTACCTGGAGTTCAACACCCGCCTTGCCGTGCGCACGCTGCCCGCCAACGAACAGCGCGTGCTTCTGGTGGGCCAGCGCACCGCCGGGGGCAGCCAGCCCGCGCTGGTGCCGGTGGACGTGTTTTCGGACGAGGAAGCCCGCATCCTGTTTGGCGAGGGCAGCGTGGCCCACCTGATGGTGCGCGCCGCCATCATCGCCAACCCGTACCTGTACCTGACCGTGGTGGCCGTGGATGACGACGATGCGTCCATTGCCGCGTCCGGCACCGTGGGCATCACCGGCACGGCCACGTCTTCGGGCGTCATCGCGCTGGCCATCGGCAACCAGACCGTGAAGATCGCCGTGGCCAAGGGCGACACCGCCGCCGTTGCCGCCGCCGCGCTGGCGCAGGCCGTCACCACGGCCCGCTACCTGCCGGTCGCGCCCGCCGCAGAGGGCGGCATGGTCACGCTTACGGCGCGCAACAAGGGCGCGCTGGGCAATCAGGTGCCGCTTTCCGCCAGCCATACGGTGCAGGGGCTGACCGTGCAGGTAACGGCCATGTCCGGCGGGCAAACGGACCCGGACATTGCCGGTGCGCTGGCGGCCCTGTTTCTGGGCGGGCACCACATTCTGGTCACGCCCTACGCCACGCAGGACAACCTTGCCACCCTGCGCGACCACCTGGACGCCGTGTCGCACGCGCTGGAGCAGCGCGGGGCCGTGGGCGTGTTCGCCACCACCGGCACGTTGGCGCAGGCCACCACGCTGGCCGGTCAGGTCAACAGCGGGCGTATCTGCGGCGCGGTGCTGCCCGGCACGGTCAGCCTGCCGCACGAGGTGGCCGCCGCCTACGGGGCCGTGGTCGCCAGCGAGGAAGACCCCGCCCGCCCCCTGAACACCCTGACGCTTTCGGGAATTGCCGTGCCGCCGGTGGCCAAGCGGCTTGGCCGCATGGAGCAGGAAACGACCCTGCACAACGGCGTCACCCCGCTGGAAACGGGGCCGGGCGACGTGGTGCAGATCGTGCGCGCCGTCACCACCTACACGGTGGACGCCCAGGGCGTGGAAGACGTGTCCCTGCTGGACCTGACCACCATCCGCACGCTGGACTACGTGCGCAAGGCCATGCGCGAACGCATCAGCCTGCGCTTTCCGCGCGAGAAGCTGTCCGCCCGCACGCCCCCCAAGGTGCGCAGCGAGATCATAGACGTGCTGCTGAAGCTGGAAGAACTGGAAATAGTCGAGGAAGTGAAGGCCAACCTGCCCGGCGTCATCGTGGAGCGCGACGCGCAGGACGCCAACCGCCTGAACGCGAAGATCCCGGTCGATGTGGTCAACGGGCTGCATGTGTTTGCGGGCCGCATCGACCTGCTTTTGTAACGGCGGCGATTTTCGCCGCTGGCGGCGTCAGGCGTCGGCGTCGGTGCGGGTCATGGACGAAAGAGTCCACTCCCCGCACCACCGCCTCGCCTTCCTTGCCCGCAACGAAACTTGCCGCCGTTAGTGAAGGCGGAACTTCCCGCGCCGTTAGTGGGCGCGGCTTGCAACCAGAACCCCGGAGAACCCCATGGCCCTGAAGGAATACCTCGGCGCCGTCATCCTCGAAATCGACGGCAAGGAATACGAGGTCGAGTCCGTGGACATCGACCACAAGAGCGGTCGCAAGCTGGTGAAGACCATGAATCGCAAGGGCAAGCCCAGCGGCTTCGCGCAGGGCGTGCATGAATGGACGCTGAAGCTCACCCTGCCCATCCCCAAGGAAAACGCCCCCGATTGGGACGACATCGTGGGGGCCAAGGTGACCATCTACCCCGTGACCGAAGGCGGCATCCGCGAATCGTACCTGGACTGCGTGGCCATGGACGATGCCCGCAAGTACAGCGTGGACAATGAGGCGAAAGTGGACGTGACGCTGGCCGCCATGGACCGGGTGGAGGAATAGCACATGAGCCGCACCCCCATGACCGAAACCGGCACCCTGACCATCGGCTGGCAGGATGAAGCCGGTGACTGGCACAAGGACTTCGAGATGCGCCTGCCCACCATGGCCGACGTGGAAGACGCCATGGCAGAGGCGGGCGAAGGGGCCAATCAGGCCCGCATCACCCGCTACGTGTGGGCGCGCACCATCACCCGGCTGGGCACGCTGCCGCAGGATGCCATTACCCCTGAACTGCTGGGGGCGCTGCCGGATACCGAGTTCGGGCAGCTTAACGCGGCGGAGGAACGGCTGCGAAAAAAGCTGATGGCCGCGAGCGCCGTTGCCGCGAGCTGAGGCTGGCGGAACTGGCCCTGGTGCATCGCGGCTTCCGGCTGGAAGAGGTGCGGGCCATGTCCCTGCCCGAAATCCGCACTTACATCGAACTGCTGACGGGGCGTGGCCCCGCGCCGGGCAGCAGGCGGGTGGTCAACCGCAGGCTGAAGAGGAAATAGCGCATGAACGACATGAGCGTGCAGGTTACCCTGCGCCTGCGCGACCAGATGGGCCGCTATACCAAGCGGGCGCTGGACGACGTGACGCGGGCCACCGGGGATGCCACCACGGCAGCCCGTGGCCTTGCGCGCGCCGGTGCCGATACGGACCGCATGCGCTTCGGCGGCCTGCTGAATGGGTTGCGGCAGGTGGACCGCCTGTCGCGCGCGGCCATGCAGTCCCTGCGCGGGGTGGCCAGCGCCGCGTCCAACGCCGCCAAGGCCGCCGGTCAGGTGGGCAGCGGCCTTGCGGCGGGCGGCTACGTGGCCGGGCGGGCGCTGGCCAAGCCCATGGACTACGAGCGCCGCGTGGCGCAGATGGCCAACACCGCCTATGCCGAGCGCGACGTGGCGGGCCGCCGGGCGGGCATGACCCAACTGGACGCCTCCATCACCGGTGCCGTGCGCACCGGCGGCGGCACCCGCGACGAGGCCGCCGAGGCGCTGGACAAGATGCTGGCGTCCGGGGCCATCAAGGCGGACGCGGCCACCAGCCTGCTGCCGGTGTTGCAGAAGTATTCCACTGCGTCGGGCGCGGCGTCCGGCGACCTTGCGGACATCGTCATCCGGGGCGTGCAGCAGGGCTTTTTCAAGCCGGAAGAGGCGCAGGCCGCGCTGGACCGGGCCATGGTGGCCGGGCAGATGGGTGGCTTTGAACTGAAGGACATGGCCCGCTGGCTGCCGCAGATGATGGCCAATGCGCAGGGCATGAAGGGCATGTCCGGGTTCGAGCGCATTCTGGCCAGCGCGCAGGCGTCCGCCGTCACGGCGGGCAACAAGGACCAGGCGGGCAACAACCTCGTGAACCTGCTGGCCAAGATGAACAGCAGCGACGCCGCGCTGGACTTCAAGAAGCTGGGCATCGACCTTTCCGGGTCGCTGGCCAAGGCCCGCGAAAACGGCGAACTGCCGCTGGATGCGTTCATCCGGCTGGTGGAAACCCGCGTGGTGGGCAGGGACAAACGCTTTCAGGCCGCGCGTGCCAAAGCCGCCGGGGCCACCGGCGGCGACCGCGCGTCCGCCCTGAACGACATGGCCGACATCCTTCAGGCGTCCGCCGTGGGTCGGGTGATGCAGGACCGGCAGGCCCTGTTGGCCCTTGTCGCGGAGATGACCCAGAAGGGCTACGTGGCCGACGTGCTGGGCGGTATGCGCAACGCCACCGGCGCGGGCGAAACCGCCTTCGGCGTGGTGGCCTCCACCTCTGCCTTCAAGGCGCAGCAGGCCAGCAACGAGAAGGACATCGCCGCGTCCGGCATGCTGGCCCACGTGAAGCCCTATCTGGACCCGGCCATGGAAAGGCTGGCAGCGTTCGGTGCCGAATTTCCCGCCCTGACCACGGCGGCCATGGAGGCGGCCACGGCCATAGGTGCCATGACGGCGGCGGCAGCGGCCTTTGGCGGGCTGCGCATGCTGACCGGCGGTGCCGGTGCCGCCGGGGCGGGGGGCGCAGCCGGTGCGGCGGGGCGCGGCGCGCGGTTCGGCAAGCTGGCCGGTCGCCTTGCCGGGCGCGCCGGTGGCCTGTTGGCCGTGGCCGGTGCCGCCTATGACGTGTACGCCACCGAGCAAAGCGGCATGAGCCGCAACGACAAGAACGCCGCCCACGTGGCCACGGCGGGCGGGCTTGGCGGCACGCTGGCCGGGGCATCGCTGGGGGCCAAGGCCGGGGCCGCGCTGGGCACGCTGGTGGCCCCCGGCATCGGCACCGCCGTGGGCGCGGGCGTGGGCGGCATCGGCGGCGGGCTGCTGGGCTGGCTGGGCGGCACCAGCCTTGGCCAGAAGCTGGGGGACATGATCTTCAAGGACGAGCGCGTGGTGCGCGTGGAATCGGTGCTGCAACTGGATGGCCGGGAAGTGGCCCGCGCCGTCAACGAAGTGAACGGGCGCGACGCCACCCGCCACTAACGGCGCAACGGGATCATCGCATGGCATGGAAGGACAACCTGCTGGACGCCAGCTTTCGGGGCGCGGGCTTCGAGGTGCTGCGCACCCGCGACAAGGGCGAACGCGCCCTGGTGGAGCACGAATACCCCTACCGCCCCGGCGCGGAAGTGGAAGACATGGGCCGCAAGGCCCGGCGCATCAGCCTTACCGCCGTCTTCAATGGCCCGCAGTACGAGGCCGGGCTGGCAAAACTGGTGGCGGCGCTGGAAGAATCCGGCCCCGGTGAACTGGTGCACCCGGTGTTCGGCTCCGTCACCGTGCGCGCGGCCTCGTGGGACATTCCGCACGAAGGGGAGCAGCCCGACTACGTCGAGGTGGGGCTGGAATTCGTGGAGGCCGGAACGGACAACGCCTTTCTTGGCGCAACGGGCGCGCGCGGCGCGGCGGAAGGCGCGGCCCTGAACGCGGAAGGCGCGGCGGGCGAGGCCAGCGAGGCGTCGGGCCAATCCTTCGCGCGCTGGCTGGAACAGACCGCCAGAAAGTACAGCCTTGCCGACAAGGTGGACGTGCTGAACAGCATGCACGACACGCTGGACGAGTACGACGCCGTGCAGCGCGCCGGGCGGTCTGCGGTGTACTACCTGGACTTTCCGTCCGCCTACCTGTCCGACCTTCAGGCCGCGCAGCAGGTGGCGGCAGACCCGCTGGCCGTGCAGGGCGGCGGCTTTCGCAACTGGCAAAAGCTGTCGCAGGCGTTCCCGGCGCGCAGCCTGACCGGCGGCACGGGCCGCAGCTACCCGGCGGGCGTCAGCGCCTACGCGGACAGTGTGGCCGCCGGGCCGTCCACGGGGCAGGCCGTTGCCTCGCCCATGGTCAGCGTGCCCACGGCGGATGCCACGCGCCCGGCCCAGCAGGCGGACCTTTCCACCCCGCAGGGTGCCACCAGCGCGCAACTGGCCGTGCTGGCCAACGTCACGCAAACGGCGCTGCTGACGGAACAGGCCACGGCGCTGTTGCAGGCGGAGGCCGCCGCACCCACCCTGACCCCGCAGGAAGTGGAGGCCGTGGTGGGCAACCTGCGCGACCGCATGCAGGACGCCGTGGACGGCGCGCGCATCGTGCTGCCCGCGCAGGACGCCTACGCAGTGGCGCAGGCCCTGCGCGATGCGGCGCTGGCGTTGCAGGAACTGGGCGCGGCGGTCATCGAACAAAGCCCGCCGCTGGTGACCCACGTGGTGGACGCCCCCTGCAACCTGCACCTGCTGGCCCACCGCCTGTATGGCGACTACCGCCGCGCCGCCGAACTGGAGCGCCTGAACCCGGCCACCCGCAACCCCAATTTCCTTGCCGCCGGACAGGAGGTAACGGGCTATGCCCGCTGAACGCGACGCCGTCACCCTGATCGTGGGCGGCAGGGAACACCGCGACTGGACCAGCTACGAACTGGACAGTGACCTGCTGACCCCCGCCGATGCGTGGCGCGTGTCGCTGGGCATTCCGGCGGACGCCGTGCCGCAGTCGGTGCGTCCGTGGGCCGCCGTCACCATGGCCGTGGGCGGACAGGCGGTGCTGTCTGGCCGCATCGACCGGGTGGAACGGGCCATTCGCAAGGGGCAGCATACCCTGTCCCTGTCCGGTCGCGATGGTGCCGCCGTGCTGGTGGATTGTTCCGCGCCGCTGTTCGTGGCCCGGCAGATCGACCTGGAAGAGGCGGTGGCGCGCATCGTGCGCCCGCTGGGCATCAGCCGCGTCCGGGTGGCAAAAGGCGACCGGCGCGAGAAGATTACCGTGGAACCGGGCATGACCGCGTGGGACGCCCTGCAACAGGTGGCCGAGGCCAACGGCATGTGGCCGTGGTTCGCGCCGGACGGCACGCTGGTGGTGGGCGGCCCGGACTACACCGCGCAGCCCGTGGCCGACCTTGTGCTGCGCTTTGGGGATGAAGGGCGCGTCAACAACGTGCTGTCCCTGACGGTCAGCGAATCCGTGGAGGGGCGGCATTCGGAGGTCACCGTGCTGGGCCAGAACCACGGCACGGAAGACACCGAGGGCGAACACGCCCTGCGCTCCGTGGCCAGGGATTCCGGCGTGGCGTGGCACCGCCCGAAAGTGGTTGTGGAATCGCAGTGCGACACGGAAGACATGGCCCGCCGCCGCGCCCGCAAGCTGCTGGCCGACGGGCGGCTGTCCGGCTTTCAGGTGCAGGCCACCGTGCGCGGCCACCGCTGTACCGATGCCACCGGCACCGGCCCCCTGTGGGAACCGGGGCAGCGGGTGCGCGTGCTGTCCGAGCCGCACGGGCTGGACGCCACCCTGTTCCTGATGCGGCGCACCTTCATCGGTGGCCGCGACCGGGGGCAGGTAACGGAACTGCTGCTGAAGGAAGACGGCGTGTGGCTGCCGGACGTGGGCAAGCACCGCAAACGCAAGAAGGGCGACGCGGCAACGGAGATGGAGGTGGTGGACCTGTGATGTACCCCGGAACAGGGCACGGGCGGCAGGATGCCGCCCAGCCGCGCAGCGCGAGTGAGCCGAAGCAAGGCAGGGACCGCGTTCCCTGCCGCAGCGGCGTGAACGAGAGGCCATCCGCCGCAGGACGCGGCGGTGGCCATCATGGAGATGACCTGTGATGCAGCGCGTGCAGACCATGATTAACCGCACGCTGGCCACGGTGCGGCAGGCGTTCCGCGCCCGGCTTACCGGGTTGGACAGCAAGCCCGGCGTGCAACTGGTGCAGGCGGCGGCGCTGGCCGGGGAGCAGGTGCAGGCGGCGGAACTGTTCCAGCACTTCGGCTTCACCTCGGCCCCGCCCGCCGGTACGCAGTGCATCCTGCTGCCGCTGGGCGGCAAGACGGCCCACTCCGTGGTGGTGGCCACCGAAAACGGGGCCTTCCGCGTGCAGGCCCTGCAAGGGGGCGAGGTGTGCGTCTACAACCAGTGGGGCGCGAAGATCACGCTGAAGAAGGAGAAGATCGTGGAGGTGGATTGCGACCACTTCCGCGTGGCCGCGAAGGAGTCTATTCAGATGGACACGAAGCAGTGGCAGGCCACGGCCAGCGCGGGGACCACCTTCACTTCGCCGTCACTGGCTTTCGGCGGCATGGACGGCACCCGCGCACGGGCCACACTGGACGCAAACCTGAACACGACCGGCGACGTGACCTCTGAAGGGGACCACGTCGCCGGGGGGATTAGCTTACGCCGTCACCGCCATCCGGGGGATTCGGGTGGGACTACTGGAGAGGCTGAGGGGTAAATTTCCCTATTTTAACACGAAGTTTTTTCACCAATCCATAATGCAATGTTAAGTTTGCTCTCTTGTTGAAGGGCAAATTAAGGTCTTTGTATTTAAACATCCAACGTCCTGACGGTTCAATTGTTCCGAGAACGCTAAAATCAAAGAGTAGTTGCACAATCTCCCCTTCCGACACAGAGTTGTTTTTACAGTATCTTGCAACGGAGTCCTCCTCTCGGAGAACTTGGCACATTGTTTCGTAAGGAAAGCTTGTGCATCCAATAATATTTATTGCCATTACGGCTTTTTCATAGCACTCCAAATGGGCACACATTTCATCTTTAAGCTCGTTGAAAAGCCAGGGGGAATATTTTAGCTCAGCCCTTTTGACGTCTTTGAATGTAAGTTTTTCTGATGTGCATTCTGATTTGCAGAATTTCATAAATTTTATAATGTCTCTCGGACGTTCATATGTTCTATTTACAATATATTTCCACAGGGATTCAACGTTTTGCGGGAGGTCTCTGTCGTTATCTACTGCGATATCATTCCATGAATATTCTTTTCCTAGTGAAGCGCGTATTCTAGCGTTGACAATATCGATAAGATTTCCCTTGCTCCCGGCATACGCGGACCAGTCAAGCCTGACAATGTAATCATCAAGCTTATTTAAGTCGTTATCGTGGAGGCGTTCAAATATGTCTGATCTCAGCATGACAATTGGCCTGAATTCAATTCCTGATGATTGAAGGTCTTTTGATAAGACTTCGACAGCTCGCAACAAAGCAAGGATAACAAGTCCAAGGCTTTTGTCTCTAGTTGTATATCCCTCATCTAACTCATCAAAAAATAGATAGTATGTATTTTGTGTTTGTGTTCTCTTTATGCATTCAAGTATACTCCTGGTCGCTTGGCTGAAATGAATGTCTGTAGCTGCTGTACCGTTTTCTCCTGTATCAAATCCACACCCATGAATTGAAACTTTGAATTTGCTTTCATTGAGGTGTGTTATGCATTTTGTTATTCCAAATTCAATGTTTGGAAAATTTTTATCAATGAATTTCTGCAAAGACGTAACCGATTCTTGATGCTCACATGACGCATCACTTAGTATTAGTGAAGACAAATTCATTAAAATTACAAATTTCCAAGCTTCAATAAATTTTGATTTATCTCTATAGCTTTTATCTTCTAGATTTCTAAAGTCATTTACAGGAAAATTTTTTAGACTTACATCGTCGAAAAACACATTTGGGCTATTTGAAAAATCAATTCTAATCTTTTCAGCAATTGCAGATTTTCCAGATCCCTTCCGCCCAATAACATACCGAATCTTTCCGTCATAAATGTCGTTCATGACGGGGATTTCAACAAAGTAATTGGCGAGGTTTTGATCACCCTTTGCCTCGTCTTCACCCCATTCAATATCCCTAATTGACATATTTCCCTCACTAAATGTCGTATAGTATTTTAACTGAACCCCTTCGTCCTGTCTTCTATCCCAGTCGCCACTAGAGTGGCGGCATGGGTACCGATGCCGCACTTGATACACTTACCGGCGACTATACTGGCAAGCGCATTTCCAGTCTAGCCAATGCCGTCTACCTGCGTCTGATGACGCCCCTTGGTACGTGGTGGGCAGACCCTTCCATGGGGTCGCGCCTGCACGAACTGGAGCGGGAAAAGGACGTGGCGCGGGTGCGGCGTCTGGCCGTGCAGTATGCCGAACAGGCCCTGCAACCGCTGGTGACGGACGGGCGCGCACGCGCCGTCAGCGTTACCGTCAGCGGCTTGGGCCGGGACGATTCCGGCGGCGGGCGCTGCCTGCTGCATGTGGAAGTCACCGATGCGGCGGGCCGCCACGAAACCTACACCCACCCGGTGCGGGTTTCGTAGGAGGCGGTCATGTCCTTCACCATCCCCACCTTCGAGCAGATACGCGCGGCCCTGCTGCGCGACGTAAAGAACCTGCTGCCCGACGCCGCCACCACCACGGACAGCGACGCCTACGTGCGCGCGTCGTCCGTGGCCTCTGCGGTGGAGGGCCTGTACCAGCATCAGGCGTGGATGGCCCGCCAGATACTGCCGGACACCGCGGATACCGCCTACCTTGAACTGCATGCGTCCCTGCGCGGCATCACCCGCAAGGCGGCCACCACGGCCACGGGCACGCTGACCGTCACCGGCACCGCCGGGGCGGAAGTGCCCGCGTCCACCCTGGTGCGCCACGTGGCCACCGGGACCACCTTTGCCACCACGGCGGCCATCACCATGAACGAGGGGGGCACGGTCACCATCGCCTGCGCGGCGGCCAGCGCCGGGGCCATGCCCGACTACGCCGACGAGCCGGTGCTGTTCGTCACCGCGCCCACGGGCGTGCAGGCCGAGGCCCGGCTTACCCTTACCGGCGGCACCGACGCGGAAACCGACGCGGAACTGCTGGCCCGCCTGCTGGACTACATGCGCAACCCGCCCGGCGGCGGCAACCGCTACGACTACCGGCGCTGGGCCATGGAGGTGCCGGGCATCACCGGGGCGTGGGTCTACCCGCTGCGCCGGGGCATCGGCACCGTGGACGTGGCCGTGCTGTCCGCCGGGGGGCTGACGTCGGCGGAACTGGTGGCCGCCGCGCAGGCCAGCATCGATGCCAAGCGCCCGGTGGCCTGCAAGGATGCGCTGGTGCTGCCGCCCGCGCCGCTGCCCGTAGATGTGCAGGTGCGGGTACGCCTGTCCGGCGTGCTGCTGGCCACCCTTGCGGCGCAGGTGCAGGCCGCCCTGGCCGCCTACTTCCTGACGCTGGAGCCAGGCGGGCTGGTGGTGCGGTCGCGCATCGCCGCCATCATTTCCGGGCTGCCCGGCGTGGCCGACTGCGAGGTAGCCGCCCCCGCCGCCAACGTGCAGGCGGTGGTGGATGCCTCGCGCATCGAATGGCCGCGCCTTGGCACCGTTACCGTGGAGGCCATGTGACCGGGCACGCCACCCTGCTGCGCACGCTGCTGCCGCCCGCCAGCTACGACCCCAACGGCACGGCCATCGGCGCGCACCTCACCGCCGAAGGCGCGGCGCTGGATGCCGCGCTGGCATCGTCCGTGCGGGCAGTGCTGGGCATCAACCCTTTCCGGGCCACGGAATGGCTGGAGGATTGGGAACGCGTCTACGGCCTGCCGGACCCGTGCGCCCGTGCCGACCGCACCCTGCAAGAGCGCATCACCGCGCTGGCCATCGCCGTGCAGGAGCGCGGCGGCCTCTCGCGCGGGTGGTACGTCCGGCTGGGGGCCATGCTGGGCTACACGGTGACGGTGCGGGAATACCAGCCCTTTCGGGCCGGGCGTTCGCGCGCCGGTGACGCCCTGACCAACGGCGACTGGCAATTCGCATGGGCCGTGGCCTCGCCCGCGCAGACCGTCCACCGGTTCCGGGCCGGACGTAGCGCGGCGGGCGAACCGCTGGCCCATTGGGGCGACGAGATTCTGGAATGCGTGATGCGCAGGCTTGCCCCGGCGCACACCAAAGTGCTGTTCGTCTACGGATAGTTATGGATAGTTACGGAACGGATAGCAACGGACAGGAGCCGCCATGCACCGCATAGACACCCCCGGCGCGACGCCGGACAACCGCTTTACCGAGGGCGACCCCACCATCCCCACCGCCGCCACTGAAGTCAGCGCCGAATGGCTGAACGCCGTGCAGGAAGAGGTGGCCACCGTCATCGCCGGGGCGGGCATCGCCCTGGACAAGGCCGACAACGGCCAGTTGCTGGAGGCCATCAGGACGCTGGGGCCGGCGCGCTTCAAGGGCTTTGCCACTTCCGGCCAGCATGAAGCGTGGGAGGCCGATCTGGCCGCCATCGACCGCAACAGCCTGTATGCGGTGCGCAAGGGCACGGCCACCGGCTTGCCCCAAGACATGCCCGCAGACATGCCCGCCGAGGCGTGGGCCTTCGTCCACACCATGGTCATGCCCGGCGATGCCGCGCGCACCCAACTGCTGTGGTCCGTGGACGACCCCGACCACCCTGGCTGGTGGCGACGGCGCGCGGCAGGCGTGTGGGGCGAGTGGAAGGGGGTAGGCGGCGACACCGACAATACCGCCGCGCTGCGCGACATGCAGGCGGGCACCGTCAGACTTTGGCCGTCGTTGACCATCCCCGTGCTGGCAGATGGGCTGCCGTTGGGTTTGCCCTTGGACGGTGCGGTGGTCTCGCTGACGACGTACTCGCGACTGGCCCGCGTGCTGTGCCCGGCAGGGGACAATGCGTGGGCGCCCGCTTGGTATCGCTGCACGGCTGGTGGCGTGCGCGACGTGGCGGGGACGCACATCAAGCTGGACGACTGGCGCGGCGGCTTCCCACAGGTGATTGATGCGGGTGCAGGCCGGGCGAAGTCCACCGTGCTGGTCAGCACCACCAACGGCAGCGCAAACATCACCGTCGTCAACAACTTGTCTGCCGGTGGCACGCTGGTCACGCCGTATACCGGCAGCGATGGAATTTATCCCGGTCTGTCCGTGTCCGGTACGGGCATCCCCGCCGGGTCCACTGTCGTGAGCGTGTCGGGCACAACGGTTACACTGTCGGCAAACTGCACAGCTACGGGGTCCAACGTCGAGGCGACAATTACCGGTCGGGTGTTGGGCAGTTGGCAGAGTGACGCAGGGCGGAATATGCAGGGCTACGCACAATTTTTATCTGGGATAGCGAGGACTTCGTCGGGCGTTTTTACATTAAGCGCGCCCGCAGGCGGGGGGCTATCGGCGGGGCTCCTTGGCAGCGTGGATGCCAGATACACATTTAATTCCGCTAACGTCGTGCCAACCGCCCCGACCTCTCGCCCCGCCGGTCCCGTCAGCAACGCCATCATCTTGGTCTAGGAGGCCGTATGTCCATCACCGTGCATAACACCGATGCGCAGGGCATGTACCTTGGCGCAACCAGCATTCCGGAAAGGTTTTCTGGTCAGGGCTTGCCCGCTTTCGCATACCTGTACGGACCACCCGACACGCCGCTGCCGTCCGCGTGGCACCGCTGGAAGTACCAGGGCGATGCCTGGGGGGCAGTCGAGGATCACCGTGGCCGGGCGGGATGGCTGGCTGACGGCACGCCGCACACCGTGACGACATTGGGGCCGCTGCCCGACGGGTGGACCGACACATCGCCCCCGCCCGCGCTGGCCGAGGTCGTGGCGGGCAAGCAGGCGGCCATCCGCACCGGGTACGACACGGCTCTCGCAGGCGTGATCGCCGGTGCGGGCGCCTCCGTCACTGGCGTGGCCGTCGAGTCGGCCATGATGGCCGCCACGGACCCCGATGGCTTGGCCTATCTGGTGGACCTGCTGACCGCCCGCCGGGTGGCACTGGAACAAGCCCTGCTGGCAGCACAGGCCGGAGCCGACGCGGTGGCCGCCGTGCTGGCCATCGTGGTCAGCTATCCGACGTAGCGCGATTGCCCGGTGGGGCGGGCGTGTTCACTGCCAATCGAAGAGGGACGGAAAGAAAAGGCCCGGTCGCGTTGCCATAAGGAAAGGCGCAACCGGGCACGATGCCGAGAGGAACAGGCGGGGGCGTTTCCGCGCCCCCACCGGCCCGGCGCATGCACGCCGGACCACGGCCCCCGACGGGTAGCCGCCCGCCGGTTTGCTCCGCTGTTCCGTGGCCCCTGTCCCGAAGGGCAAGGGTGCCGGGAACGTTAGCAGAGCCGCAAGGCCACGACCACCCACTAACGCATGACAGGACACACGCAACGGGAAGTGCGCTGCGGCAACTGCCGCCGCCTGCTGGCCAAGGGAGAGGCCATCGACCTCACCATCAAATGCCCGCGCTGCGGGACGCTAAACCACGTGAGGGGCATGACCCCCGGCACGGAAGGCCCGCGAGCCTCGATCAAAGAGGCCCGCAATGTCCAGACCTTCCCATCATCCCCCGGAACCTAGCCCTTACACCTCGCCCCAAGGGCATGAGCCGGGCTTCATCCTCGGCGCACATGGGGGCGTCGTGGGGTTCGGTCGCGCGGGGTTCTACGTCGCGGCCATCCCCAGCGCCGATGCGCGGGCGGCCATCATCAAGCACCACTACAGCCACCGCGTGGTCAACAACAGCTATGTCCACGTGGGCGTCTACTACCAGGACAACTTCGCGGGCGTGCTGTCGCTGGGCTACGCCCTGAATCCCGCGCGTGCCGACAAGGTAGTCGCAGGCAGCGCGCAGGGCGATTACCTGGAGCTGAACCGCATGTGGCTTGCCGACGTTTGCCCCCGCAACAGCGAGAGCCAGGCATTGAGCTACACCTTCAAGTACCTGCGCCGGGCCTGCCCCGGCGTGGCGTGGGTCCAGTCCTTCGCAGACGAGCGATGCGGCAGGCTGGGCGTGGTCTATCAGGCCGCCAACTTCCTGTTCGTGGGCAGCCACCTGACCGACTTCCTGTTTCTGGACGGGGAGTACTACCACCCGATGCTGCTGACCGCGCACAAGAAAAGCGGCGAGCGTGGCCGAGCTATCCGCGCCGGGAAGGACCGCGCCATCCGCCTGCGGTTCCGCCAGTTCCGGTACGTCTACTTCCTGAAGCAGCCGTGGCGGAAGCGCCTGCGCCTGCCGATTCAACCGTACCCGAAGCCGCAACAAGCAGCCTGACAAGAGAAGCCCCCGGAACCAATTCCGGGGGCTTCGTGTAGGCTAGGAGGTGTGGCAAGCGTTCGAACAGTAGTAGCAGCCGTTGCACTGCGTGTAGTGCTTTTTGGCCTCTTTCACCGCATCCTGGCAGTTCGTGAAGTTCCCGAGATACAAGGCGTTGGACCCCTGCGGCATGTACGAACAGCCGTCCTTATGCACCTCGTGATCCCCGTTGCTCTGCGCGTTCTTGTTCACATAGTAGGCGGGCAT